CTGCTACACCGAGTTGACGCAGCACTTCCTGCGTGTTGCGGGCGTGAACAAGGGACTCATCGAAGCCGGTGTCCCAGTCCACGCACCCCCAGTACACCCAGAAGTCGCTGTCTGACAGGAACAGTGGGTACACCCCGATGGATGGCCCCCGGTACAGGTGGTCGTCGCACGTTACGATGAAGTCCTTGTCGTCGGCAGGTATGAACCCGCCGGATTCAGACTGCCACGGTCGGAAGCCACCCTCGTCCGGGTCGTCTATCGCAACCTTGCCGCCCCTAAACAGCAGGGCGAAGCGTTGGGATACCTCCATCTCCACGGCCTGTTCCTTCACGGTCAGCCCGCCCCCTGCTTGGCGAGGATATCTTCCTTCGATGCGGGCTTACCATCCCGCAGGGTGGGAAACGGTGTCGGATGCAACTCGCCCGCACACATCTGACCTATATAGTAACGACGCAAACGTACCTCCCCCACCACCCTCGTCATATAGGTTTCCGAATCACTGGCGTTCGTTACCGTAAAGGTAAGTCGCCCATCATCAGTTGAGTACAGGCAAACAGTCCAGTCATCCAAATGCACCTGATAAGGAGTCACAGGATCCTCCCCTGTTTCATTCTGCGCATCTGTCCGCAGCCGGGGCATCGCTCCCAGTCCCACCGGTCGGGGGTGTCAACCCACTTCCACCTGTGATGCTTGAGGTGGGGGATGCCCCGCTTGTCATACTTCCAACACATGGGTTTGTCATTGGGACCCCGCACCGGGCATCAACTCCTCCCAGTACGGATGTATGTGCCCACACGCCGGATCCAAATAGTACGTCTGATCCACCATCCGTGCCGTACGCTTGTTCTTGCACACGTTCAGATTGATACTGTTCTCGTGGTACTTCTTCTCCCAGTCCGACAAGGTTTGCCGGTCCTTCTTCCGGTACACCTCTATGACGAAGATTGCTTCCTGCTCGCCACCGTACCGGCCAGCGTAGATACCGGCAGAGTACCCGGGTTGTGCCGCACCACGTCCAGCCTGATGCACCAGCCCGATGGGGACCCGCTGGATCTTCGCCCAACGCTTCACCGCCTGAGCCTTAGAGGTCACGCCCGTGGCGTCTGACTCGCCACCGGGTAGCAGTTCCAGATAGTCGATCATGCAGAAAGACGGGTTGCATCCCCACCAGTCGCGCACCTCATCCATCGTTTCCGTCATCATGTCCAACGAGAGAGACTCATCCACTATGGCGATGCGTGACATCTCATCCTTGGCTGTGTCACGCAGAGCCTTCAACGTGGCTTCATCACCCGCCTTGATTGACTCCTCTACATCGGTGGAGGACCGGCCTTGCAGCAGGCAGAAGATTTTCATTGCCACAAGTTCCCGTGGTTCATCCATGGAGAAGATGACGACGTGTGCTTCGGGGTCGTTCACCAGATTGGTGACCATGCTGTTCAGCAGCATTTGAGACTTGCCGGTGTGCGACCGTCCCACCACCATCAGTACCTCACCCTTGCCGATGCCACGGGTGGCGAGGTCTATTTCAGGGAACCCCAGATACCATCGTTCCGCTGGGTTACGGATGAATCCGATCAGGTTGTCTACAACGGTGGTGGTCAGCGACCACCGGTTGGGTTGCGGAGAGTGACCTGCGGCCCCGCCGTCGCCCAGTTGGGCGGCGACGAGGCGTGCAGCGACCTCATCCTCAGGGATGATGGTCGCCATTGTCAGGTCCTGATCTGTGCTCCGATAGTAGCCAGATCGGCAGCAGTCTTGCTAGTGAACGGGCAAACAAACCAGCCGGGTACCAGTACGGTCCCGTCCTGCTTTGTCAACCACAGCCCCTTGCCGTCAGACCGGCGCTTGTAATCCGGTCCCTTCTTGTTGAAGTTGCTGTTCGGGTCCAGTTTCTTGGACCAGTTCGGATCCCACCAGTCGGATTGGTGGTCCATCAGGTTGCGCCAGATTTCCTCAAGGCTTCCGCCTCCACCACCGGCAGGGGCCGGGGATGCAGCCGGGGCCGGGGCCATGGCTGGGGGTCCACTCGCACTAACCCCGGGAATACTTTTTGCAAGCATCTCTACGGTGCCGTCCTCCGCCAACTCGTAGCCGACACCCAACGCCTCGTAGTTGGATAGTTCCAGCACCGCCCCCCATCGGGTGAGCAGGTCTGCCACTTCCTCTTCTGACGTGCCAGCGTCGATGGATAGTGTCACCGCACAGGATGCTTCCGCAGGTTCGTAACTGCCTGTCTGAATAACTTGCCTACGGAATACTGTAATACTGTTCTCTGTTTTCTTTGCTGTTGCTGCTGCAACCATGGGTCTACCTTTCTATAGTTGGTTCCATGGATCTGGTCCCGCAAACCTGCCGCGGCATGTAGCCCACGCCCCGCACCATTTGGGTGCGCAATGCCAGCCGGTCATGTTGAGCGGCCACACTGGCAGGTCAGCGGCAATAAGTGTACCCGCAGAGCGAGCCAGCGCAACCAGACTGGCCCACTCCGCAGGTCCGAAGTTAACTAGAGTCGAATGCACCGTTCCTTTGACAAGATGCACGAACTCAAATCCTAGAGGGTCAGTCAGCCCGTTGTCTGCCTGTGACGCTACTGCCCAAGTGTACGCTGCGGCCTGCACCGACCAGCGTTTCTTCTCCCACTCCGCTGAGGGCTTCCGCCCCGGGTTCTTCCAGTCGATGATTGGTTGCGGGTACTCCTGCACACAATCTATTGTTCCCTTGAGCCATATCTCTGGCTTGTGATCCACCACGAGTGGCAACTCGAACGTCCACTCCACAGCGATGGGCCGCACGTTTGCCCGCACCTCGTCCCACCACACGCCGATGTTGGCCTTGATGATTTCGACTGGCTCGTTTTCCTTGTGGTTCCAGCGGACGATCTCGTCCCGATGCTCGTCCCAAAACTTGGTTGCTGTCGTGAGGGTCTTGGCCCGGGTGAACGGCTTCCCGGTTTCCATCACTTCGATCAGGCATTGTTCGATGCCGTAGTGGACGGCGGTTCCCAGCATGGTGGACGTGGACTGGGTGTCTTTGGAGATTCCCAGCATTGACTGGCGTGCCCTTTCGGGACACATTGCCAGTTCCCCCAGCCATGATTGGCGTAGAACGATGCGGTCTTCGGTTGGTTGCATGATTTCATCCTAGCAGGTCGGTGGACGGTGGTGGTGGATCCCCCCATGGCATGGCATGGCATGTACTGGCCTAAACACACCATGCCATGCCATGGGCTGCTACAGCCGGGTCAGGCTTGGGACGGGTGGTCGCTGTCGCGGGGCCGCAATGGAATCACGTCCGCTCCAGAATCTTTGTCGGAATCCGGGGTGTTTTCTTCAGAAACTTTGCCTCCTAAAGACTCCCAAATGAAACCCATTCTTGTCATAAACTGGGTGCCCAGTTCGGACAAAGTATGGGAGAAATCACCTATTTCAACGGTGAGATGTTTGAGCATTGAGAACATTCCTTGCAGGGCGATTCTCAAGTCATCCACCTCCGATTGCAACTCTTCGTTGCTTACCATGTGTCTCCTTTCAGAGTGTGGGGGGCCGGGGTGAAAGGAGGGCAAACTCCCCGACCCCCCACGACCTGTGTTGGATCCGGTCTACAGAGTTTTAGCCTGTAGGGCCAGATCCTCTCCGATTGTCCGCATTGCGATCTTCACGCCGTGCCGCCGTGCGGCAGCGTAAGCGCAAGACCTCATGCTTCCAGTCTCGGCATCATAGTCGATGCCGCTTTCCAGCAGCCGTACCTGACCGTCGAACCAGTCAGCCCACGGGTACTGCTCAGCGCGTCCCGCACGTATCTGTGTGGGCAACTCTTGTAGGAACTTAGCCATTGCTGTCATCTCCTTGGTTGGTTGCTCCGCCCCTGCGGGGGACGGTCTTAGCCCTTTGGGCAAAGATTCTTTCGGCTTCGCCTATGGTAGCACAGTAGTCGCCTGATTCGCAGTCAAACGCTGCCCCATCGTCGGAAGACATGCTCCAGACGACATAGGGGTGGCGTTCGTTGCGGCTCAGATGGGCCAGCACCCGTCCAATGAACGGTCGTAGCCCATCGTCATACCCTTCGGCAACATGCCACACAAGGGGCGTAGCCCCATTACTTAGACGTATCATTTGCACTCTCTTTCTCCTTTGCCCACTTCTCGCGCAGCCGCCGTTCTTCGGCGTCACGCAAGGCAAGCAGTTGTCTGCGTGTAACAGTGGTTTCTATACCGGTCGGTATAATACCTGTCATCCCTCATCCTCCGCCTCTTCAGGCCAGCACTTCGGACACAGATAGTAGCCGCTACGATAACCCATGATAGCCTCACGCTGCTCCCCATTGTGAAGCGGGAACAACTTTTGGACCACATCCAAACGCTGCTCAAACTCTTCCAGTTTGATAGCGTCTACCTCCGTCCGGGTTATCCTCGGACACCCCCGACACTGAGTCTTTATCAGGATTGTCTCAGCCACGCCGGATCACTTCCTGTAGAGCCTCCATTTCCTTGACGGTTTCCATCAGCAACGCCATGGATTCCTCCAGTTCGATGATGGATTCATCCAACTGGGAGTTCCCCCACACAGGAGGACGCTTGCGTGGCTTTGGTATTCCCATCTGCGCCTTCGACATCCTTCGTGCCTTGGCGGCAGACAAACCATTGAACCACACCTGCACCGACCCCGGGTCGAAGACCTTCTGATGCGGGCCTTTCGGCATCGCCAGTTTCGCTACAGGAACAGGGAACGGATGGTCCGTTTCGGGACCCCACACCTTGGTCCAGTAGGAGACGGTGCCGTTTGCCACCTCAAATGCCTCCGCTATTTCCTTGCGTGTCCATACATACATGGAATCTTCTCCTTTTCTGTTTGGTTTAGACCGTCAGCCGGGTCATCGCCCGTTCCGCCAACGGTGTCTTGTTGTCAATAGCCTTCTCCATAGCCTTCATCGGATCATACGATCCGCCTCTGGCACGGCCATTGATCCTGTGCTGCTCAGCACCCTGAATAGCGTTGTACGCCATCCAACGGTTACCAGCACCAAACTCGTTACGCTCCCGCACCCACGCTCCCCGGCAGTAGTGACGCTTGTCCCACAGGTTGCCCTCCTGACGGCTTGTCATGTCCGCCGTCAACGGCAACACTTCCTGAACCAGTTCCGCAA